GGATAAACGAAGCGTCCCCGGATACGCACCCGGGACGGTTCAGTAAAGGCTCGGACGAAGCGTTTATCCAAGGCTTACGAGTAGGAGGCGATGGACTCCCACTGCTTGGCCTTGAGCGACACCTTGACGAACTCCTTGTTGCCGCCCTTTTCTTCGATGGACTCGATGACGCCCGTGAAGGACGAGGTCGCACCGACATCGGTGGCAACTGCGAAGGTGATGGCTGCGCCGATTTCTGGCATATCGGAGGTCTTGACGATGCCGTCGACGGACAGTTCGCGCATCACGCCATCGTAGCGGGCGGTCACGGTCTTGCCCGTTTCGTCCTGCACGGTGTCGTTCAGCTCGTAGTTCTTGGTCAGCGTGTACGACTGGACGTACAGGTTGTTGACGGTTCCAGCGACGCCATAGAGGCAAGTCGTTCCTTTGAGTACGGCGGCCATAGGTAGTTCTTAAACTTGGGGTGGCGGTCAACCCTTATGCGGGGAGGACGCAGAGGACGCCGAAGGACAGGGTCGTGTGCCAGATGCGGGACTCGTGATCGTCGGCCTCGGCGTTGGGGGTGATGTCGTAGAGATGGGCATCCCCTTGGCTGGTGAAGACGGCCCCGAGGTCGGTCACGCTGTCCATGTAGCCGGCGACAGCGGCGCAGCGGGCACGGTGGACGGTGAGGGTCGTATCGTCGGCGGACGACAGGACATGGACCTCGACCTGGGCGAGGAAGTTGCCGAGGCCTTCGGGGAGGTCGGGCGGTGGGTTGGCGGACGGGCAATAGCAGATTACTCGGGGGAGGGTCTGCATATCGGACGAGTCGCCGGCGCTGACCTGTACGCCGTCGAGTTCGGTCTGGGCGTCAAGGTAGGTTTTGACGGCTGCTTCGACGATGTGGCGGATGCTTTTGGTGCCCATTGGTGTGTTTAGTTTTTTGCGTTAAATGCTCGGATGTATGGGCCAAGGCGGCGCATGACTTCCTTGTCGAGCTTGTTGGCTCGGACGCCGAGGACGTGGTTGATGGTCGAGGCCTTCGTGGCTACGCCGTCGTTGTCGCCGATTTGGTTGCCGATTACCAAGGTGAAGTTGCCCGTGTTTTGGTTGCCGTTGAAGTTGGCATACCCGCGGGAGCCGATGTTTCGGGTGATCCACTTGGGCACCTTGGAGGTCGAGGCGAACTGGACGTCGGCGCCGTAGTCCTTGGGCTTTGGAAGGGCGAGGAGGGTGTTGGCCCAGCCGGCCTTGAGGTAGCCGACGAGGCGTTGCTTCTTCTTGATGTAGGCCTCAAGGAGGTCGGCCCGGACGATGTACTTATTGCCGCGAAGGTTCGGGCCACCGTTCTCAAGGATGCGTCCTTTGTACTTCTGCTTGAAGCGGCGGTGAATGCCGGCGAGGTCGGTCGTTTCCTTGGGCGGTTCCTTGGCGGCGAAGGATGAACCGAAGCGGTTCTTGAAGGCTTGGAAGTCTTTTTGCGGGTTATTATTTAAAAGGATTGCAAGGAAGATGCCGCGAGGGTCTCGACCTTGCTGTGTCCTATACCATGTATGTCCACCAAGGCCTGTTTTTGTACGGATACTAGAACGAGCAACTGCTTGCCATTTCAAAAATGAACCCAAATCGCCTTTAATCACGGCATCACCCATCTTTTGGAAAGCCACGCCAGGATCTTCAGCTGGGCGGAAGATGCTCATGATGTCATTGGCGACCGCTTGCTCGCCTGTCTTCTTGGAGGGGTTAGCCATCAGGCCTTTGCCCCCGCTGGGGGACATGGACGGGGTAGCGCATGAACTCATAACAGCAGTACCCGGCCTCGCGGATGAAGCCGTCCCGCATGGAGATGCCAGTCGCCAGCCGAAACTCATTTAGGGCGAACTGAAAGCGGTCGAAGGACCGTTTGTCGACCACGACCTGGACGGTGGTGGACATTACTGGTCGTCCGTTTGGACGGTCAGGATGACCCAAGCCGACCCGGGCTTATACTGGGAAGCGGTGATACGCACCCCTAGGTTGGCGATGGTGGCCTTTTTACCGATGGCGAGGGCGGAGATAGCCACCCCACCAGACAAAGAGCCTGTAGAGCCTCCCACGGCCCCGCTTTCGGTGGTCCAAGAAGTCGTCGTGGCGACCACCTTGACGGTGAATGAGGTCTGTTCAAGAAAGCCCCCAGCCTCCAATGTCTGGTTGACCACGGGGTCCGAGATCATGGCGAGGAAGGTTTGCCCCGTAGCCAAGACGAGCGGGACACCGAAGTCCTCGATCATCAGCTTCGCGTCTGGGGTAAACTCAGAATAGAGACTCATCGGATAACCTTGGAGAAGGGTAAAACAAAAGACCCCCAAGGGGTGAGCCAAGGGGGTCTCGTTTAAGCGGCTAGGCCGCCACCGTTTAGGCGGTGGTCAGGCGGCGGAGGGACGTCGCACGACCCACGGCGCAACCGAACAGTAGGGTTGCCGTCACGTTGAGATAGCCGCTCTGCTCCTGGATCACCATGACCTGAACCGACAGGCCGGTCGCCGGGTCCGTGGCCTGAGAGACTTCAGCGCCAGGGATTTCGTTGAACGGGAGGGCGGTGGCGACAGCGATCGCGTCAGCGCCGCAGATGAAGCCCGCGAGGGACTCGGCGTTGGCGGAGAGGTTGCTGAACTGGTAGACCTGAGCGCCGGCGACCGAGCCGATGGAGCCGGTCGAGATGACGTTCGCACCGAGCTGGAAGGCGGCGATGATGGACGAGTCGCTGCGGAGGTCGGACAGGTAGCCGTTGCCGAGGACGAGGGCGCGCTTGTCGGGGGCCTTGGCGTCATCGAGGGTCTTCTGAGCGGCGACGACTTCAGCGTAGGAGATGTTGGCGCCGGTGTTGGTGCCGGCGCTGTAGTTCGCGGCGGTGATGAGGCTGTTGATTTCCGTCATGCACTTCTGGGACAGGGCGATGGCGGCGGTCTCGGCGAAGTTGGTCGCGAAGAACTGCATGCCGTACTCGCGGACGTCGAGCGGGCTGAAGCGGCTGGACACCTTAAAATGTTTAAGCGTCACGTTGGCCTGGGTCAAACTGGCGTCGTTTTGTTCGAGGTAACCGGAGGCACCAAATTCCGTTGCAACGGAGGTACCGATCAGCGGAACCGTGATGGTCTTGCCGGCGCCGGCGACGGACGAGGTGAAGACGGACGAGAAGCCGTTCAGGACGGGCAGCTTGTTCGCGAGGGCAGCGATCACGCCGCTTGCCAATACACTAGGAGCACTTGCAATGGAATTTGCCATTTTATTATATTATTTGGGTGAGAATTAGGGTTAGGGAAAATTAGAGCTTCACGCCGCCGTAGATGGCGAGGGCGTGCTTGGCGAAGTACTCGGCCTTGGCCTTCGGGTCGGTGAGACCGTTGAAGACAGCGAGGTGGTCGACGGGGCCGGCAGGGGCTTCGGTGCCAGGAGCGGAGGCCACGGGTTCGACGCCGACGGAGGCGACGATCTTGGCGGCTTCTTGGGAGGCGGTCACCTTGTTGGCCTGAGCCTCGGCGATGATGGCCTTGAGGGACTCGGCTTCCTTGGCGGCGATTTCGAGGCGACCATTGAGGTCGGCAATCATCGCTTCCTTCGTGACGACATCGGCCTTCACGGCGGTCAGTTCGTCAGCGGCGCCGACGGTCAACTTCTCCACGGTGGCGCGGAGGTCGTCGCGTTCGGCGGTGAGGGCCGTGGCGACGGTGCGGAGTTCGAGGACTTCGGCTTCGGGAGTGATCTTGCTCATGTCTTAAACTTGGTTTGTTGGTCAACGTCAGAAGGACCGAAGGGCTTCCTCGAAGGAGTCGGCGAGGCCCGTGACGAGACCAAGGCGGGCGGCTTGCTTGCCCGAGAAGGTGCCACCCGTGAAGGCGTCTTGGGAGACATTCGTGCGGGTCATGCGGACGGAGGCCATGAAGTCTTCGTCGATGCCGTCGACCTGTGCCTGGAGGTCGGCAATCTGGGCTTCCGTGAGGGACGTGCCTTCGATGCCTGCACCTTTGAGCGGGGACTGCTTGGACTTGATGACGACCATGCGGACGCCTGCGTCGGCGTAGGCTTGGGAGAAGTCGGGGATGACCATGTAGACGCCCACGGAACCGATGGAGCCGGAGGGGAGGGCGGTGAACTTGTCGGCGGCGGAGGCAATCCAGAGGGCGGCGCTGTTGGCTTCTTCGCCGTAGGCCATCGTCGGCTTGCTCATGCGGCGGATTTTCGAGGCGAGTTCGGGGACGCCCGTCACCGTGCCACCGGGCGAGTTGACGCGGAAGGCGATTTTCTTGACCGCAGGGTCGGTCTCGAAGGCGTCGATGGCTTCCGAGATGGTGTCGATGTCGGCGGCCCCGAGCATGGACTCGAGAGGGGAGATGCCCCGACCGATCACGCCGTCGATGGGGATGACGCCGATGCCGTCGTTGCGGACGTAGGCTTGCGGGCGGTCGCCGAGCAGCTTGGCGATGATGTCCGAGAAAGCGTACTTGTCGGCGAGCGTCTTCGCGTCAGCCGCACGATGCGGGTCGATGGCGAGAGGTTCGCGACCCTTGAGGCCGTTTTGGAGGAAGCGCATGATTAGTTGGGGATGATTGGGTTGGGGGCTTGCTCTTCGGTTTCGTCCCCTTCGTCTTCGGGGTCGGTCAAGGGCTTCGTGCCGGACTCGGCTTCGTCCTCGACCTCATCCTCTGCGGACTCCTCAGCCTCCTTGGGCTGGGGTTGCATATTCGTGAAGCGCTGCATGGCTTCCTCGAAAGAGACCATGCCACCCGTCTCGGCGACGACTTGCTTGGCGAAGAGGATGTCCTGGACGTGTTCCTTGAAGGTCTTGCGGAAGTCCACGCCCCGCTTCTTGGCGATGGCGGAGAAGGAGGTGAGACCTGCCCGGAGGTCTTCTCGGTCGTTGGCGCTGTCGCGTCCGTTGTCGATGGACGGGGCTTGCGGGACTGAGAACTCGACATCCGACCACTTGGGGTCGTCAGGGAGAAGGCCCTTGCTGATGCCGTCCGAGATACGCCATTGCCAATCGGGCACGCAGTAGTCGTCGTGGACCATGCATTGGATTTGACCGACGAAGCGGTCGGCCTTGCCAAGCACCATGCGGACGAGGGCCGAGCCGGCCTTGGAGCCGTCGCCGACGACCTCGTAGGGAAGGCCACCGCTGGCGATCATGCGGGCGAGGATGGCGTTGAACATCTCCATCGACTGGCGAGGGAAGTTCGGGCTGACGGACTTGAGGTCTTCGCCGGGTTCAAGGACGAGGAGTTTACCGCCCATCTGGGCGCCGATGTTGCCGAAGTCCGTGGCACCTCCGCCGTTCAAGTCGGAGACGAGGGACGCATCCGCGAAGCCGCCGTTTTTGGTGAGGATGCTAGGCACGTCCGTCACCTGTTTGACGGCCCGCTTCTCCAGCTCGATGATTTCGTTCTGGTCCTGCATCGAGTTGAGCGCCTGTTGCATCGGGGGGATGCCGTGGGCGGAGGTGATGCGGGATTGGTTCGCCACCTGCATGAACGACTCGGCAGGGATGAGGCGGAAGGACTGGTCGTCGTTCTGCACCCAGATGCCGATGACTTCGCCGTAAGGGCCGAAGCGGAAACCGTCCCAAGTGTCCTTCGTCAGTTGGGCGGGGTCGGTCGGGGAGATGACGCGGTGGCCTTCAATGAGTTGGGTCTTGGCTCGGTTCTGCGAGTCGCGGACCTTGAGGGCGAAGATTTCTCCGTCGACCGCCCAGGTGTGGACGATGATGCGTTGCAGTTGCTCGCCCGTGAAGCGTCCCGTGATGTCGGCACGACGGGTTTCGCGGTGATAATACTCCTCGTAGAGGCGGGCCTTCGCAGGGTCGGAGGCGTGGGAGGTTGGCATCATGCCGTCACCGACGACATACATCACCATGTCATTGATGAACTGCACCATCGCCGGGTAGTTCTTCTCGGCGTAGCGGGCTTTCTGGATCAGCGCCAAGCGGTCGGACGGGTTGACGTCGCGGCGGGCGTCCTGCGGGTTGGAGCCGTACCATGCACGGCGGGCGAAGGACGGGCCGGCGTTCTGCCAGTTCGTCGACCAGGCGTTGGCCTTAGGCGTACCGCCCTGACCGACGGGGGTCGTGGGCTTCTTCGCGATGGGCTTCTTGGGCTTCTTGGGGGCGGGCATGGATTAAATCATTCGGTTATCCCAGCGCACATCGATGACGGTCGTGCGACGGAGGGAGGCGTACTGCTGGGGGTCGAGTTGGTACAAAGCGAAGGACGCTTCGGAAAGCATCTCCTTCGGTGGCATCGCCCATTGCTTGGATGCCGACGACCCGCTGTCGGAATAACTTACGAGGTTCAATCCGGTCGTGATGGCGCTCACCGCCTTGGAGCGGATGGCGAGAAGTTCGCACTCGGTGAGTCCAATGAAAATGCCGGAAGCCATGGTCTTAAACTTGGCGGGCGGGTAAATGGGGGCGTGCCGAGGGCCAACGATCCGAACCTCCAAGCCATTGAGGGTTCCCACAAACCCCCGGCACGCTTGCTATGAACTTTGTGGGTTTACGGAAAAGGTCAACCATTGGGTGCATCCTCGGCGGTTGCCGTGGCCTCCCGACCGACGACACCCCAGCGGACGGCGACGAGCATTGCGAGGACTTCGCAGTCGAGGGCGTGGTTGTCGTTCACGCCTTGGGGGAGAATCCACATGGGCTTCCCCGTGCGCTTATCCTTCACGCGGACTTCGGAGTTCAGCTGCTTGGCGTAGTCCTCGGAGGCGTCTCGGGGGTAGGTGTGGAGTTTACGGGTGCGGAGGCCGTGCAGGAGGTCTTTGGCAGCCATCGCGGAGAAGACGACCAAGGAAGCCCGGGTCGGTTGTCCAGGGACGACGATGGCTTGGGGGTCGGAGTAGAAGCGGCGGGTCGTCCGTCCGTCCGAGGAGGTGATGGCGAAGTCGTCGTTGCCCGAACCCTTGGAACACTTCCAGCCACGGCGGCAGCACTCGGCGTAGACGACTTGGGTGTTGTCACCTGAGTCCACCATGACGAGGGCTTTGTGGACGCCCATCCGTTTGGCTAGGTCGTCGAGGCCCGTCCAAGTCTCGACCTTCTCAAACGCCATCAGCCGGCTATGCCCCGACTTCGACCAACGGCGAACCGTGGCCCAGAAGTGACCGCGTTGGACGTCGATGCCCAAGGTGCGGAACGGGATGGAGCCGGCGGGCGCACCCTCGCGGGAAAGGACTTGGGCCTTCGGGGTGATGACGGCCTCCTCGGTCCAGTCGTCTTTCAGGGAATAATCCGAGGAGTCAATCGGCGT